CGCCTGTTTCAGGTAGCCTTGCGTGTTTCAGGTAGCCAGCGGGGTATCTCGCATCAGGCGGCCAGCATGGTATCTCGCATCAGGCGGCCAGCATGGTATCTCGCATCAGGCGGCCAGCATGGTATCTCGCATCAGGCATCAAACCTTAAACGTGATATTTAACACAAAATTGAGTAAAAAGTGCTTGCAAAGATGAAAAGAACGTGGCAGAATGCACACAAAGTTGAAAAGGAAACGATATGAAGAATGCAAGACGAACTTACGCAACGCGCAATCTGCCTAGGGCTGGCGCGGAAGCGTTATACAATCTGCCTGTTGGTGGTGCACACTCGATTGTGCGTGTCATCAAACGCGGCGATGGGATAAACAGGGTTGCCAACATTCTACGGACTACTCTTGGCAGCCATGTGAATTACCTGAAAGAGCAATCCGATTTAGAGCCGCGTGAGTTCAACGTGGAAACCATGTTCATTGATAAAGACGAAAGGATTTTTGTATATGCTGTTGCAACAAGGACGCGATGAAGCGATGAAAACCGAAGACGGTTACACCATCACGCATAACGGCGATAATCTGTGCCGCCGAGCCAACAAGACAGATGCGATTAAGGCAGTGTCCGAGCGCGTGAAGATGATTGAGGATTATGCCTTACGCGGTAAGATTTCCACCAAGAAGGCTTTAGCCCTTGCCCGCCGCATTGGTAAGCTGGAAGGCAAACTTGGATTCTTCAGGTAGGGACTAAAACAGAGCAAAGCCTTGTTTCGTATAACGTATAGGGTGGGACTAAGCATATATGTGGAGCCAGTTCAGCCTTCATATGAACATGTAGCCAGTAGCCTTCACATAAACCCGCAGCCTCCGTGCATACGGAGGCTAGGCAAAATCGAAAATGTTTAGGCCGCCTGAAAATCGCAAAGGTACGCTGAAACGAACCCGCCATGGGTAGGCAAAACGCAAAATACTATGTACGACTTCTATATGCAAGACACCCTGAAACGGTGTTTGGACAAAACGGTTCGAGCCGTAATTGTGGACGTGGAAACAGGGCTGCGTTTCACAGGCACGAATGCTGTCCGACACCAGCCGAAGGAATGCCCGCGTAAAAGCCTTCGTATCAATCAAGGCTACCATTTATGCCAAACGGTATGCGGGCAACCCGCCCATGCTGAAGTGATAGCGTGGCGCAAATGGTACGATGCGCTGATTGCCGGAACATTTCAACGGCAACGGCAGGCAATCTGCTATTTGTATGGGGCAAAACGCTGTTGCGCGGATTGCCAAAGACTTTTAGACCGATGGAGCATTGAGGTAAGAATATGTACTATGCTTATATGACCGTAGCATTCTTGGCAATTCCGTTCGGAATGCTGTTTTACCTGTACAAGCTGGCAAAACTCGAATCCGAGCAGTACGTCAAGGATTTAGAGCAGGCGCTAAATGATAACCAACGCCTTGCAGCTTTTAACAAGATGGCAAAACTCGAATCCGAGCGTTTGAAGCCGCGTGTCCGCATCATGAAGCGTGGGCACAACCAATTCGTTGCACAGATTTATCTTGTAAATAAGATGATTTGGGAATCCAAACCATCTCCCACCCGCCATCATGCTATGCAACGGGCAGATGGCAAAATTGAATATGAAAAATGGAGATAAAGCATGAAAAATGCAATTTTATACCGCCTGCAAGAAGCAATCGAGTTTCCGCAAGTGGCACATGAATACCGCGCACCTGAAGGCAACGAATGGCGCACGGTTACATTCTACAACCAAGCTAAGGAATGGATGATTGCGCGTATCACGGAGCGCGTGCTGCCGTCGGCGGCCATCAAGCGTTACGTTGCTATGAAGGCTGCCGAGTTCGTGGAGCAAAGCGGTCAAAAGGCGAACCGCACGCAGAAAGCCATTTGGAAGGATGAGTACGTTGAAACCAACCTGCCGAATGCGCCGATGAAGGACGTGTTTGTGTCGTTATACCATAACAAAGGCTACTTATTTGTCGGTACAGGCAGTCAGGCAATCGCGGATTTAGTTACCAGCGAACTACGCCACAATATATTCGATGGCGACCTGAAAATCATGCTGTGCAACGATGACCGCAGAATTAGCGCGTTCCTGCGCAGCGTGATGGACGGCAACACGGGTTACACCCTTGGCGATAACTTCAAATTCGCGCATGACGACCGCAAAATCAGCTTTACGGGCGAAATGGCCGAATCTTTAGCCATCGACTTCTACGAGGTACACAATCCGCGCCCCGTGCAGGTACAGTTTGCCGCGCATGACCGCCATCTGATTGCCACCTTGAACGAGAAGGGGCGTTTTAGCGGCCTGACTTACGATGTCGCCGAAGGGGATGACGAACAGGCCAAACTGTTCCTGACCGCCAGTGCGTTGGACGAATTGGGCAACATCATGGATGAGTGCTATGAAGATAACGCGCTGTAAGCAGCAACCGCCAGCCGATGCGTTTGCCGCCATCTCGCAGCTATATGCCGAACTATCGCGTAACGCGCTCCAAAAGGGCGAATGCGCGATAGTAGAAGGCTTCGATGACGTGCTTGCCGTGGCGATGGCACTCAATTCGCTGTTCCTGACACCGATTCGGCAAGACGGCAAAATTTACCTGTACCGCACCCACGACCTTCGCACACTTGACACGCAGCGGTTGGCTGATAAAAGTGAGCAGGTTGAAGCGTGGTTGGGCTATAATCCCTATTCGATGCCGTGGGTATATAACCCTACCACCCGACACCTTGAACGCAAGGGGAAGCCCGCTGCTGGCGAATACGAGGTATCGTTTACCCAAGCCGCGCAATTCATGCTTGGGCAAATCGAAGAACCTGTTGAGAGCAAAAGCGGCGATATGCGGCTGTATATCGGCGTGGGTGGCGTGGTATGGGGCTTCAAAGACGGAGAGGTGCGCCAGTTTGATATGGCTGTGCCTGACGACTGGGAGCGTGTACATTACGGTGTTTACTTGGCCTATCTCTTATCGGAGGATTTATGAGTGAACCTAAATGGCTGACCGTAGCCAAATCCATGCTGGGAACAACGGAAGTAAAAGGCGCACGGCATAACCCGAAAATTATCGGGATGCTGGATGCGATGGGTAAATTTTCCAAGGAACAGAAATCGTTTATCCATGATGACGACCAACCTTGGTGTGGGACGTTTGTCGGCTACTGCCTAGGCATGGCTGGCCGCTTCGTGATTCCCGAATGGTATCGGGCAAAATCATGGAACGATTCGCGCTACCTGACACCGTTGTCCAAACCAGCGCAGGGCGCAATCGCCGTGAAAACCCGTAAAGGTGGCGGCCATGTGTGCATTATCGACCATGTGTTGCCGAACGGGATGCTAGGCTGTATCGGCGGCAACCAGTCGGATGCCGTGAGCTACGCCTACTATTCGCCCGCGCAATTCGATGCCTTCCTGTGGCCTTCGATTTGGGACGGCGAAAAATGCGTGAAGTCTTCGCCGTTGCCCGAACGATACAATATTCCCTTGCGAAAACAGCCGATAGGCAAATTTGGAGCAAGTGAAGCTTGACAAAAATCCCTCAATCTTGTATAGTTTATGCACAACGTGATTGAGGGATTTTTTATTATGGTTGAAATTGTAGATATTGTACTTCTTGTCGTAAGCCTTGCGCTGCTGGTGGCAAAAATAGCGGGCTGTTCGATTCCTTGGTTGCTGGTGTTTCTGCCCGTAGCCTTGCCTTATTTGTTACTGGCCGTTGCATTCTGCATCGGTGCATTCTTGCATTGGAGGAGCAAAAAATGAAATACGCATTTCTTATCGCCGCGCTGCTGGCCGCTGCGTGGACACCTGAAGAACAATACCGAGCGCAGGTTGAATCCTGCGTGAAGAACGTGCCGCATTGGACACGGGCGCAATGTGAACGGACATATTTGCCATGATTATTGGTTTCACAGGAATGCCGCGTGCTGGCAAAGACACCGCCGCAGCCCACCTGCACAATCTGACGGGCTGGCCGATTCTGACACTCGCTGCACCGCTGCACAAAGCCTATAAGCGCGTATTCGGCGAACACGCCGATAAAGATACCGTGCAGCGCATAACCCAACACCAGCAACGACTGATTCGGCAGGCAATGGTGGAATTATGCGGCGGCTACCCGCCACGGCTGCCGATAGGCTACGAGTTAAGCCCGCGCCAGTTCATGATTCAGGCTGCGCGTATCGCGCAAGAGGCACGAGGTTTGGAGTACTTCGTGAAACGGCTGCACCCGCTGCCCGAAAACGCCATCATCAGCGATATTCGTTTCGACTGGGAATTGCCATTGGTGGACGTGTTGTTCGAGATTAAGCGCAAACCTGAAATTCCATCTATGGGTTTGCCAAACGCTATAGAAGTTATCAATGATGGAACGATTAAAGACCTTGGAGAACAAATTGAAAATCATTGCAGACAGTACCTACAAAAATAGGCGCGTTGTTACGATTCGCATTAATGGGGTGGGCGAAAGCTACTTAGACTACCTGAAACGCGAACAGTTCGAGTTTAGCGCAGTCAAGCTGCCTTTTGGTAGCTGGGAGGTAACGGTAACGAGCGAAGACCCCTCGTTCCTGAATACCGAACAATACTACGAATATTTGGCGCACGCGCCGATTGAAACGCGCTGCCATTTACCCTTTACGCCGATTCAGGCAATTTCGGCATTCTATGCCGCCAACCCCGATGCGGTGGACGAAGATTGCTTCAACCACTTTGCGTCAACTTGTCATGATGTATTTTTAGGAGAACACGCATGAAATTTATTGCATCATCAATCTGCCAAGGTTTGCGAACCGATACCGTGTATCATTTCTTGAACCTGAATTTTGCAAACCGCTTTACCAATTCAACTATTCCGATTAGTTCGATGGAGGAAGGCGCGCTTCAGGTAGCCCCACCCATCGGCCTGCCGCCTGGAATAGAAAAAGGATGGGCTTTGGCTGGGAAAGTAGCCCTTGGCGTATTCCATGCGTTGTATGATGACGATGAAAAAGATTTGGCTTTTGACTTGCTGAAACCGTTCGCCGCCGACTGGCTTTACACCACCGCAGGCAATATCGAAGTGCTGGGCTACACGCTGCCTGAAGCCGTGGAGCGCGATTATCATCTGCCGCTGCTGACGGACGGCGAATTGCTGGCCTTCGAGGAAACCCGCGACTTTGAAACCTACGGCAAGCTATCAGCCTGCCGCATTTACACAGGCAACGAAAATCTGACGATAGCCGAAGCCGCCAAAATGGAGCTTCCCGAACGCAGCACAGCCTATGCCCACCCGATGCGGTTCGTGGACGGAGACTGGCAAATCATTGGAGGATACAGCGATGAAGATTAAACGCACCCACCCTAATGCACGCGAACCGCTGTACGCCAGCGCAGGCGCGGCCTGCTTCGACCTGTACGCCGCTGATGTTGTGAAACAGGAGGCCGACAGCGTGGTTTACGATACCGGCGTTGCCTTCGAGATTCCCGAAAACCACGTCATGCTGGTGTTCAGCCGCAGCGGGCAAGGTTTTAAAGACAATATCCGACTGGCAAACTGCGTAGGCGTGATTGATTCCGACTTTCGCGCCAGCGTGAAAGTGAAGCTGGTGTCAGACCGTGGGGAATTAGGCATGATGCCGCAGCGCGGCGACCGTATCGCGCAGGCGATGGTGCTGCCCGTGCAGCGCGTAGGTTTCGAGTGGACGGATGAATTGTCCGACACGGAGCGCGGCGAAGGCGGATTTGGTTCTACTGGTAAAAAATAACACAAAATTGTGTTGATTTTCTCAAAAGTGAGTGCTACAATGCACTCACTTTCTTACATGGAGGATTGGAAATGGCATTATTTCACTTTGAATCAAAAGCTGTTGATTTTGATGAATATACTGGAACATATATCCGCATAGAATTAAGTCGTAACGATGTAATTGTAACCCTGCGACACGTTAATGGCGAAGCGTATTCATATCTATCCAAACTGGAACAAAATGATGTGGTTTCCGCTATTGAAGTGGCAACATTGATGAATGTTCCTGTGGAGATTGAAAGTGTTGAATAATAGTCGTGCTGAATTTGAGAGATGGTTTAAAAGCCGTTATTGCATAGGTAATCAGCCGAGCGGTAAGCGGCGTGATTACAGTTTGGCTAAAGACAGTAAAGGGCAATATCTATGGCTTCGTGCCGCTGTTGCGTGGAGAGCGTGGCGTGCTGCGAGAGGTGAATCATGAACCTATACAATCACTATGGCAGATTCAGTAAACACGCCTGCAAAATCATCATTGAGTTATGGAAAGAAGGCGCGGATTTAGGCTACGTTACCTTGGCAAACGGTAAAACCTTTCCAGCGGATATTACTTGGCATGATGATTGTTTCGAGTTAGAAGGCTTCCTGTACACCGACAGCCTTCGTGCACCAAATGCTCCTAAGCAGGATATTGTGAAAATCGAAAAGCTTGATTTAGTGGCGAAACGATACCGTGAAACGTATCAGAAGCCGTCATACTGGGAAATGTACTATACCGTAGGAATTACGAGTTATGCCAAGCCTGAATATCGCACATGGTTTGGTAAAGATGATGATATTGAACGTTTGCATAACGGCTTCGTATTCAAGACACACGATGAATGCCAAGCGTTTTGCAACATGATAAATAGAAAGGCAGGTTTGAGATAATGGCAGTGATTGCAATTATGCCGAATACGGCTGATTTGAATACTTACGCGGGTCAATATGTGTGCGTAAGAGCGCAGGCTGATGGCACAGTAAGAACTGATTTATGTATCGCTGAAGGCGATGGTAATGCGCGAGCTATTGCACGAATGGAAGTGTACAGCGTATGTGGTGCAATAACGCTTGCAATGGATTTAGGCATTCCTGTTGAAATTTGTGAGGGTTGAATCATGGCAGAACACGTTCACGCAGCGTTAATGCTGCAATATGCCAAAGATGCTGCCGAAACGGATAGACCGTGGGAGCGTTGGGAAACTTCTGAATCGAAAACCAAAATTGGTGATGAATGGGTGGACGACTGGGAAGATTTGACTGAAAACCCTGATTGGAATCCCGCTGTTGGATACCGCCGCAAGAGTAGTGTTTGCTACGTTGGCGGTATTGAGATTCCAGTCCCGTTGCAAAAAGAACCTGATATGGGGCGCGACTACTATTACTTAGCATTCAGGCAGAATCCGAAAGCAGGTTTGCATGAATTTATGGTTTGCGTTGATGAATGGCGCGGGCGTATTGATGATTTTCGCCGCCTATTGAGTAACACCTGTCATCTTTCCGAAAAGAAAGCACAAATCCACGCCAACGCTTTAAATGAGGTAATAAATCATGGCTCATAAACACGCTGAAAATATGGCATTGTACGCACTGGATTCCGCCGAAACGAATACGCCGTGGCTACTGTGGGAGTTGTCGGATGATGGGATGGATTGGTATCCATGCGCCACGCACCCTGCTTGGAATGAGGATGCACAATATCGCCACAAGAAAACAGTAATCAAAATCGGCAGATTTGAGTTTCCAAAACCGATGACCCGTGCTCCAAAAGAAGGAACTGATTATTTTTACCTTGATTTTGGCGATAACGGTTTTGTAGTCGGTGGTAGTTCTTGGGCTGGCGATGATTTCGATATGAAGAATGTTGCCATGAATGTTTCACATTTATCCCATAAAGATGCACAAACCCACGCCGATGTGTTGAACGCTATTTGTAGAGGTAATGTATGAAATGTATTTTTCCAAAAACTTTCAGCATAGACGTAGTTAAAAGTGAAGACGATATTAAATTTGAAGTAAAAATGAATCCGAAGGAAATGCGAGAATTGGCAAACAGCATTCTCCGTAATGCTTCGATTCAAGAAGTAGTTTTGGCAATCCGTGAAATTAACTCCGAACTACCGAAAGTATATCGCCAAATAGGCGAATACGGTTTGGCTAAGATATATCTTGGGGAAGTTCCGATTGATGGATTAGACCCAGATGCTTGGGAAAAGATTAGAGTGCAAATTGAAAAACAAATCAATGGAGACAAATCATGCTAAAGGTTCTGTCTGTTTTAAACAATATCAATTTAGGTGTCTTTATTTTATGTTTGGCTTATATTGTTTATGGTAAATACACCGCAGCACCAAGATGGATTGTGTACACAACGCTGTGGAGTTTGGCTTTGCTGATATTCTTGCCGCAAATTCTTCTTTGTATGTTGGGTCATTGATATGCGTTATATTGTAATCCTGAAGTATGACGGCCAAGGCTACGCGCAGGTAGGCGAACCGCTGCGGGTATCCCGCCACAAAGGCTTGTGCGAAATAGACAAGCAGGCGAAGCGGGAAATTGATAAAATGCGTGAAGGTTTCCCGTATTTCGGGTATATGGTTGTAGGGGATACCCGTATGCGGGAAGTGGTACAAGACTTCAAATTTTATCCCGAGAATCCCTATGAGACTGAATCCTAAAGAGGTTGTTCAGGGCTTCCACTTCAACGTAGCCATGAACCCTGTTTTGTTGCCGTACTCGACCGAGATTAATTCACGCTTGGTTGCTGTGAGAATGTCGGACAATATGGTGTATCTGTTGTTTGAAAACGCCAGCACGTTCAAGCTGCGCTCACTACCCGAACACCCGTTCAAGCTGCGTTTCAACCGCGAAACGCTGAAAGGTAAATTGGTACATTTACTCAAATACCGAAACGAAACCGTGTTCGCGGTTACGGACGAAGGCTGCGAGGAAGCGTTGTTCCGTGTGGCAGATGAGCCGTGGATGCTGGACTACACACAGCAAACGGTGGACTGCTTCATTGAAGGCCGCCTGAAACGCGGCGATATGGAGCACTACTGCGTGGCTCAAGCTTGCGACAACCTTTCGGGCAATGAAGGTTTCCCTTCCACCGAAAAATGCACCATTGCTGGAATCTACGAGGTAGCCCGCGATATTGTGCAAGACGGCGGAAGTAATCTGCAACGCCTAGCGCGAGCTACGCTGGCCGCAATGCTGCACAATCTGCATTATGATTCGCGCGGCGAGATTTATTTGATAGGGGATTGAAAATGGATACCGTGAAGATTGCCGTGATTGTGGGAATCCTTGCATCTTTGGGTGCAATAGGCCATACTTTGCACAGGAAGGGCTATAACAGCGGTTACGCCGCAGCCGAGGCAAAGTATAAGGAAGCGGCTCAAACGCAATCTGACAAGCTCCTAGGCGGCCTAGCGGCGGTTTATGACAAATATGATGCACGAATAAAGGAAATGGAACGCAAAGATGAAAACCAAACCCGTATTTTGCAAAGTTTGGCTGGCAGGGATTGTCATAATACTGACAGCGTGCAGTCCATCAACCAAAGGATTGCTGCAAGGCACAAGGCTGCCCGCGCTGCCCGTTGACTTAAGCCGCCCGTGCGCGGAATTATCCACTTTGGATAACACGTCAGCCCAAAGTAACTACCTTTGGGCAATTGACACAATCGACAAATACAACCGATGCGCGGCAATGAAAGATGCCGTTACGGAGATATACCAAAATGCAGAAAAAAGAAATGATTAAGGAACTGGCTTCGCGCTGGCAGGTATCGCAAGCCGTGGCCGCCGAACGCTACGACGTAGTGCTGGACGTGTACAAGCGCGAACTGGAAGAAGGCGGTGAACTGCGTGTCGGTGATTTGTTCAAAATCGAAATCCGCCAAATGCGAGCCGCCATGCGGTACAACATTGCCACCAAGGATGTGCGTATGGCCGCGCCGCGCGTATCGCTCAAGGCAACACTCCTACGGGGGCTGCGCTGATGGATGTGGCAGACAACAGCGAAGAGTATTTGGAGCTTGCTTTGGCTGAAGCCTTATCCAACCGTCGCAGTGAGCCGCCCAAACAAGGAACGGGGTCATGTTGGTTTTGCCACAGCCCCGTTTCGGACAACCGCAGATGGTGCAACGCCGAATGCAGGGATGCTTGGGAGGCAGAGCAATAAAGAAGACCCCTTACCGCAAAAACGGTAAGGGGTTTCCAACGCATGAAGGATAGCAAATTACTTCTCACGAAGTGCAGCTATCATATCCAACACCAGTTGCCGTGTCAAGCACAATTTTGTGATAATTTTATTTATCAAGGTTTACTCACTGATAGTTAAATTTAACACAAAATTGTGTAGTTTTTGTCTATAATGACTGCACGTTTTTAATGAAAGGAGCAATGAAATATGTTTACGCTGGAATACAACAATAAAGAATTAACACTCACTGAAGATTCATTGAAGATTGAACACGGAGGTATTGGTTCGCCATGCGCGTATTTCACGCTTGATGCTGACGAATGCCGCGCATTGGCCGCAGCATTGTTGAATGCGGCGGAATCGCAGGTTTTGAGACAGGCAATAAACAATTGGGTCGGTAAGACTGACAGCCTGCTGCGCCATCTACCTGTAGATGTATTGATGCAAATATACCGTGGCGAGTTGGTCGATACCAATATTGATACTTCCCGCTTTATTAAAGAAATTAATGCGATGATTAAGAAATGAAACCTAAGAAATGGACAATGGAACGCTTACTGCGTGTAATACGCGGTAACGGCGGCGAGATACAGGTGCATCGCTACCAATACAGGAAGGATGCGCTGCGTAGGGTTGTAGGTAAGGCGCGAAAAGCCGGCTTGGTTTCGTGCAGCTATGCTAGGGATTTTATCAATGTGAGGTTATGGGAATGACAAGCCTTCTTTACGGAAGCCTTTGCAGCGGTATTGAAGCTGCGACCGTAGCGTGGGAGCCGCTGGGGTATAAAGCCGCATGGTTTTCAGAGATTGAGCCTTTTGCTAGTGCCGTATTGCACCATCATTACCCGACTATTCCCAATCATGGTGATATGATGGGTATCGCGGATAAATTGTTGTTTGATATAGCTGAGCCGGTCGATATATTGGTGGCCGGCACACCGTGCCAATCGTTTTCATTAGCGGGTTTGCGCGGCAGCCTGTCTGACGAACGCGGCAATCTGACTTTAGAACTAATCAATATTCTTGAGGCCAACGATTATGCTAGAGGAAAACCATCAATACTCGTATGGGAGAATGTCCCCGGGGTCTTCAACACCAAGGACAACGCCTTCGGGTGCTTTTTGGCAGGGCTTGTCGGAGAAGATGTACCATTGCAGCCGTCAGGGAGAAAATGGGCGAACGTTGGTTGTGTCTATGGATACCGCCGCAATGTCGCGTGGCGGGTGCTTGACGCACAATATTTCGGAGTACCCCAGCGCCGCCGCAGAGTGTTCCTTATCGCGTGTCCTACAGACAGAGACCCCGCAGAAATACTACTTGAGCGAACGGGTGAGGATGGGAATATTGGAACGGGCGGAGAAAAGGGGGAAAACCCTGCCGCCGATACTGAAAGCCGCACTACAGTCAGATTTGCCATACACGGCAACACAATCGGTCGTAAATTGGAAAATGGCGGACAAGGTATAGGTGTTAGTGAAACAGGTTATACGCTGACTGCTACGGATAGGCACGCCGTGTTTGACGGGTTGCGTGTTCGCAGGCTTACTCCTATCGAATGTGAGCGGTTACAAGGTTTCCCTGACAATTACACATTGATACCCTATCTCGGAAAACCTGATTGCTCGGACAACCACAGGTATCGCACACTCGGCAACAGCATGGCTGTACCAGTGATGCGCTGGATTGGTGAAAGAATCAATAATTTTTGGGGAATTGAACCGTGAGCAGGAAAAAGAAGCCCGCCAAGCCGTACAGGGGATACGCGCTATTCCCGCTAATTGGCGCAGATACTTACGAAGAGTTCCAGATGACGGCTGAAATGTTTGGAGACTTCGCCGACCCGTTGAAGCGGCGAAAGATACTCGGTAAGCCGCGCAAATACCGCTTCGAGATTGGCTTAAAGCTGGTCGGTAAACCTGAATATGAGGTGCGCGAGGTCTTGGGTATGGACAAGGCTGTATCGCAATACAATCTAGCCGAGATGCTGTATGAGGTGGCTGCCCAAGGTCTTAAAGACTTGGACGGCTTGGAAGAAGTTGAAGGCGAGACTTCGTATATAAAGTTAATTATCTAAATAAAAACCCCCGAATACGGGGGTTTATTCTTATTCCTCATCCATCGGTGGGGGCGGTGGTGGGTGTCCAACCTTAGCATAACCAAAGATGCTCAACAGGTGGTCTAGGAACTTGGGTAAGGCTTCAGCAAACCACGTGGGAGCTACGGTGATTACGGTTTCGATAAAGTATCCGCCAACAGCTCCGGCAGCCATACCGATAAACCATGCCCACAGCACTTTGCCGTTAGGTACGAGGAGGTCAACCGCAATGAAGCTGGCGAACACCCCAGCCATCAGGTTAAGTGTTGCCAGTGCGATTCTGCGCGGCATCGGCGCAGGTTTCTTGCGCCGATTGCCTGTCGGTCTAAGCAAATTCTGTATGCCGCCCAACAAGCCACCGATTGCCGCAAAAATATAGATTGGGGTCAAGAGGTCGGCAAACATGATTTTATTTTTTCTCTTTGTAATTCAGGTCTTGCGCGATTTCGGCAATAGTGGCATCTCGCGCCGCATCGCTGGCATCTAACCCGATAATGTAGTTGAAAATAGCCAGCGGGATTACGGCAATGGATACCACATTCAGCGGCGGGCTTTCGGCAAAATAGATGGCCGATACCCCGAACCAAAAACCAGCGCTCCCTATCAGGCTCATGCTGGAGAAGAATTTTACCGCATTTCGTTTAGGTTCTAAAGCCAGCACCACGCTGCCTGCCACCAAAACAATGTTCAAGATGATGTAAGCAAACACCATGCCGTTGGTTACATTGGAAAATCCGTGCGGGAAACCGCTGAACTTTCCGAACAGTTTATTTGCCAACAATGGAAACAAACTGAAGGTAAGCAGGCTGGCATTGATGCTTGCCCATAGGCGTGTGCCGTTTTTCGTCAGCCATCTTGCCGCTTCGGTGGGATAGAGAATGAACATTGCCAATCGAACAGTTTTGCTAACCATGATAAGGTCTCCTTTTCGCAATAATATATCATAACTCGGTATCTACGCTGTAGTCATACCGCTGCCAAGATTGCAGAGAGCCGTTGGTTGTCCAACCCTCAATGCGTATAGTATCAGGCCAGCGTTCTTCCATCAGCTTTTTGTTCACCGCATCTATTTCAGCATCACTCAAAGCGCGGTTGTAGAAGGCAAAAGTGTCCACGTCAGCGTTTACGCTATAGGCTACGTTGCCGTTCCAGCCGCAAGAGAAGAACGCGCCGTCCGTCAGCACTTTGTCCTTGGCAGGCGAGTTTGCAGCCGTCCACGCACCCCAGTTGCCAACCTGCGCCGCCTTGTTGCCGTTTACCCACAGATGGCATTGCCCTGTAACGTTATTGATGCGTAGTGCAACAAGGATTGTTGGATTGTTATCAAATGCAACGTTCACGCTGAAGCTTTGTGATTTGTTGCCGAAATACACGGCAAATTGTCCACTGGAGGCTGTGGATATGCGCAACCGTGCCGCGCTGTTGTCCGCATCTCTTTGCGACATAACTATGGGTGTTATGTAGTTCCAGCCAGCTTTCGCCCTGAAAAATATGGTTACAGATTCGCTGTTCCATGCTTCGTCAAACGGGAAATTCAATCTGACATAGGGATAGGATATAACACCCGCCGCTCCCTTCGCACCTGTTGAAGATTTGGCATTAGGATTCCATTGTCCACCTACGGCCAGCACGCCTGTTCGGGTATTATAAATCTTCGCAGACTTATTCACGCTACCTGCAATAGGCAGCCATTCGGGGTTGTTCGCCACCTTATCGGCGAAGTTGTAGGCATATATCAGCCCGTTTGATGGAAACATGGCGGCTTCCATATCAATGTTCGTGCGCGGGCACTCGAAGCGGTGGCTCGAACCGTTAATATTGAGCTTTTCGGCAATCTTTTGGTCGCCGTCATAGATTTGCCAGTTATACAACGTGTTCGGCTCGACTGCGGTATCCCCGCTCCAGTCCCCAAGCAGCACGGCTTCCGCACGTTTACGCCTGCTCCATACTAGCTGCAATGGCTGCGCGCGCTTGATTTTCTTGGGGTAGTAGGCGTTATTCAGGCGCACATAGTGCGGCACAATCGGCAAATCCTGCCGTCCCTTAAGCTGTATTTGGTAAGGTGCAGACTGGCTCAATGGTAGCTGGCCGCGCGTAGTAATCGGCAGGGGTCGGTAGAACACCGTTTCATTACGCGCCCTGAAGGTTTGGTCTGCGGCATCTGAAGGATTCAGCACCCAGCCCACCGCACCTATTGCGTGCGGGCGCGGCGAGGTATCCAGCGCACCGCGCTTCACTTGGATTGCACCCGTAACCTGATTAATGCTTTCGATAACCATAGCCTCATCGTCAATCACAAGGTAATGCTTGTTCGGTTGCAGGCGGGTGGGTATGTTGGCAAACCCTGTACCCGCGAACTGGGCGCGGGTGTAGTCCAGCGAATCAAGCAACGTAAACGTGCCAGCGTACACGCTGCCACCGTAGATTTGGTCGTATTCGCTCAATACATCTTGCCGCGCCCCGTAGAGGGAGTAGGTGGGCGTGCCGTGATTAGGCTGCATGGCGAAGAAACGGGCAAACGTGTGGCCTGCCGCAGCCTGCACAGCCTGTTCACCGACAAACGCCACAATATCGAAATACGGGGCTTCCCACACCTTGCCCTGCTTCAGCGGCACGGGTTTGGCGTATGGGTCTTTCCACAGCGTATCCTGCGGGGTAACGTAGGTTGAATCGGGCATACCGAACACGTCTTCAATCGCTTCAATTTCGATTGCGCCGTCATCATACGTTCCTTTATTGATAGTCAGCACGCGCAAAGCCATATCCTTAATGCCAAGCGGCGGCCAGTTGAGCAGGAACACATCGCCCGACTGAAGCAGGAATGCCATGCGGTTCACAGTCAGCTTGAATTTCGCCATTTGGGTAGTAATTGCGGCGAGTTCGCGTTCGGCCACGCGGGCGGCGAGTTCGGGTTCATGAATGCCGACATACTCCACAGATGAACCAATCACGCTACCCTGAATATCCACGGCGGCAAGATTTTGCACCGTAACCACCGCTTTATCCTCGTTACGGTCTCGATAGGTCAGCGTAACCTCGTTGGGCGTATCGCCCCATGCCGAACGCTCGAACTTCTCAATTTTCGAGATGTTGTCTTCATCGAAGCGCGGCAGGGTGGCGCGGTCATAGTCGTTACGAATCAGCAAAAGCTGGAACTTACCCGTAACGATATTAATGCGTAACCGTGCATCAATCGTTTTGAGTATGATGTTAATGAACTCCTCAATAACCTCTTCACGCCGCCACGCCAGCGAAAGCCCGAAACGCTCGCTGTATAAGGTGTCGGCTGCTTTCTTGAAACTTTCTTCGTCAATATCGAAACGTGAATAACCCATACCCCAATCGCTGTTCGTGAGGATTTTGTAAATCATGTGGGCGGGATTCATATCGTTACATTCAATCTTCGCCCCGTTGTCCAGCACAAAGTCTAATCCCTTAATGGCTGCCTTTTCGGGATACCACGCATCGCCACCGCTCCAACCCTTCAGGATACAGCGCACCCGCACCCATGTTTTCTTGAAGTAGGGATTCATGGCGCACCACCAAAACGGCTCGGTATGGGCATTTTGCACAGCAGGCATACGCACCCATTTATCGAAGAAGCCTTCAGCGGTGTAGGTGGCAGTTATGGTTTTGTTACCCATATTATGTTTAAGCACAACAAGTCGATACAGAATCATTAGAGTAGTGGCTCTATAATTTTGCAGGCTGGTGTTTTGCTCGGCAAGCTGCTCCCTTGTGAAGTCAGGTAGCCAGCTTTTTACCATCGTCAACGCCTGCGCCTCGGTCAATTCAACCCCCGTTCGGGTCAATACGTCCGTTGGCGCGATACGCAGTTGTCGTTCCGCGTCTTTGCGGATTGTGGATTGGTAGAAGTTGGTGGCCGCAAGGTTGCTGTTCGGGGCAGAACCCACATCGCCGAAAACCAGCGTGAACAGCCCACGCTGGGCTGAAGTTTTACCGCGCATGGCGGCCACATACCTGTCCACCTGCTGCGTGGCTTCGCCAGTATTCACGCCGATACGCCCGCGCACGCCCCCTTCGCGCTTCTCGCCGCCGAACAGGTTTAAGTTGTCAATGTACAGGTCTCCACCCGTATGCGTGCCGCTCCATGCCGTGCGTTCGCCGAATACCAGTTGCAGCATGGCATCAATCGGCGCATGGCAAACTGCAAGCTGCACCCCTAATCTGTACCAGTAGCCTATCGTTTGGCTCTTTGCGCCCTTACCCATTTTCGCGTTCCTTTGCTACACGCAAGGCTTCATGCACCATTGCGTGATTGATTTTCAAAATACGTTCTTCGCTGATACCGTTGTCGAGAAAATCCCACCAGTCGATACCGTTTTCCTTACACACTTGCCGCAAGCCGTGGTTGCACAAACCCAGCTTGCGGCAATCTTCGATTCGTACTATTGTCATTTACCGCCGCCCCCGCTACTAATCGGCTCTGTTTTCGGGTCGAAATAATCAATAACGTTACCGTCTTTTAGCAGAATATCGCCTAAAATTACAGGAATACCTTTACCTGCTTCAGCGGTCGGAATATCCAATTTCTGCACCACGGCATCGTTTCGTTCGGGGCGGGGCGTTGTAAGATAGCTAATCGCTGCGGAAATAACCATCATCACAAGCGCGTACACCAAATCGTCCCACCCCATTACGGCGAATGCGGGCTTGCTGAATAATGAAATGGCTAGGCCGTACAAATGATTCATACTTAATCCTCAATAAATCGGACTACCCCCAAACGGATTCATGATGGGGATAAACGGTTGTCCACCGTAGTTTATCACGTTATCAAACTTGTTGGCGCAAGCATTTACAGTATGGTCGCAGCCTGCGTATAAGGCTACCTCCGTTTCGCCCGCCTCCATGCCGATAGGGTGGGCAAGCAGGGTAACGCTCGAAGTGTTGTTGGATTTAATCACGCGGCGTTCGGTTGCCCCCGTCTGCGCGTTACGGTACACAATGAAGCCGCCAGCGAACCAGTTGTCGTCTTTGCCGTGGTCGATTGTAAGCACCGTGCCGCTGATTGCCGAAGGGGTGGCTATCACTTTCCATTCGTCCCGTTGCAGCATACAGCCTTTGCCGTATAGGGTGTGGGTGCATTGGCGGCTATATTTGCGGTTTACGCCAGTCCGTAGCAGGCTGGCGAAGATGGATTCGCTCGTCATAACCATTTCATCACCACGCCACGCCACGCCGACAATACGCCCTTTCCATATAACCACCATCCGCAGCGCGGGGTCAATAGCAGGCGGTGCGTTTCGGTGGAACTGGCGCACGGTCAGGCTGATAGGCTCGGAAGGCATAGCTGCCTTGAAGCTCTCGCTCAAGATTGAATTACGCGGTATGGTTATCTCAATGTTCGCCTTGGTGGCATCGCCGCTATCCTCGGTTTCCCCGCGTTTGATGGCAATCGGCGTATATTGCATACCAGCAAATTCTTCAACTTCTACGGAACTGGTGTAATGCCACGCGTTCGCGCCAAAGGAAATATCGTAAAGCTCCACGGGTTCGCCATACTCTCGGCTGTATTCACTCTCTAAAAAACTCGGCATAATTATTCCCTAACCTGTTGCAATGTAACCTGAAATTCAGCTTTATCGTCTGAATGGTAGGTCAGTTCCAATTCGTCAGATGCAAAACGCATACGGGTCATGAAAGATACCTGCACGAACTCGTCTTCCCGAATATCCCGCGCAATGGCTGTTTTCAGCTTGCATTTCGCCACGTTGCCGTCCAGTTCGGCAGTTTTGATGCAGGTGTAATGCACCGTGCCGTCCGTCAGTCTGAAGCGCAGATAGGCACGGTCTTTCTGATACTGTGACAAGATGGTGGTTATGTTGTCATCCCGCAGCGTGATTTCATCCGAACCGCTGCGGTAGTTACCGATTACGGCGGCATCGTTCGTCCAGCTTGGTACAAGGAAACTTACCGCCGAACCGCGTTTGCGGTGGATAAAACCCTTCCACCAAACCAATTCTGCGTAGTTTTTAATCAGAAATGTAAACTCACGCTTCGTCAAACTAGGCACTTCGCGCGGTATCCATTCTTGCACCCCGAAACGATAATCCACCTTGCCGTCTTTGGCAGCCAAGTCTTCAGTTACGCGGTCGTTCCAGTTCGGGCGTTGCTCCAATACCTCCATTCCGTCAAATTCGACAGTCGGTGGCAATTCGGGCATTTTCAGCTTCAGGCTGCCTGCCGCAGCCGTTACGCTAATTGGTAACGTAGCCACGGTGTCGGTATGCGCCGTAACCTTCAACGTGGAATCAAGATGCGCGGCCACAGACGGGTAAACCGCCGTGTTCGGTGGGAAGTAGCGCGATATGGCGGCGGTCAGCGTGATTTCATCGCCGTTTATGGATTCAATTTCGCCAACCTCATTATGTGAGTAATTGCTCCATAGTGTGATGGTTGCCCCGCGCACGAACTCGTAGCCGCTGGTATCCACTTTGAGCGTTCTAGCCTGCGGCTGCACTTCTTCCTTCAGGCTGCCACGCTGATACCACAGTGGCACGACAAAGGCGCGGTTTTGCCAACCGAACAGGGCATTACGCACCTGTTGCAGGTTGTGTTCGGTTATGAGCGTGCTGAATGCGTATTCGCGGCGTGGCTGGGCAAGCAGGCTGCGCCGCTGCTCTTTCAGGCTGTAGGAAGTAATGGTGTCCGTGCGGTAGCTGAAACGCTCCTTGTAGCGTTCCTTCCAGTTGGGAACAACATTGAGCAGCACGAGGCGTGAGCCGCGAATCAGAATATCCACCTGTTCGCCGTTGTCAAAGTACAGCCGCACTTTGCCGTTCAACACCGCAGACCCTTCAGGCAAAACCTTCAACAGCATCTTGAGCGAACGGTATGGCGCAATGCGTAGCGGCAGGCTGCCTTTAGCTGGCACAGCTTCCACGCCCGAAAGATTGATGTGTTCTATCCGTGTCAACGTGCGCCATTCACGGTAGCCGTTCCACACGCTGAAAGGCTCGCCCTTATACCCAGTAACAATACCGAAGTTGAAAGTCGTTCGGTTGGTAAGTAGGCGGTAGTATAGGGTTGCAAACACCCCTTCGTGCAGATATTTGCCCATCGCCTGCGGATACGGCTGCGGCTCGCCTAGGGTTGAACCACCTGCGGCGGCCACGGGTAGCAGGCTGCCATCGTTATAGGCTTTCTGCGTTTGCCCCGATACTTTGGATTTACCGTTAAACGGTGGATTGCACACAGCAATCGGGTTATACATATAACTCATTTTTTGTATGCCAAGGCGTAGTTATTACTGATTGCGCCTTCCGTAATGGTCGGAATCTTGGTCGTCAGCGGGAACAATACCCATTCGTTATTGATTACTTCTTCAACCTGAAACGAATCGAGAGATGAATAGGCTACGAAATCGGTATGGAACACAGGTGTTGTAACCTTTTGCAAACTCCAGTTGCCCGCTGCGGGATAAATAGTATTCCACACCAGCGGGGCAAGCTGCACACGTCCGTTATACACATTTGGTGATTCGCCAAATATTGCGAAATAATCAAACGTGGAAACGAAACGGGCAATGTTTACGTTACTTGATGGGTTTTGATAAAGGTATCGGTTTGTAGTCATCGTTGGCAACCAATCATCGCCCACCCGCAAAATATGTGCGCGATAATCCACGCCTTCATAATACGGTCTTGGTACATTGTTGCTTGAAGAAGCACTTTGCCCCCAGTGTGTAACAAACGGATTGGTAAAAGGAACTGTGCTATCGCTAACAATAGACTTGTTTAAATCAACCATTACCGCCCAAGAGAGTGCTCCTTTCGGGACTGCCGTACCGCCTGCGTATTCGCCGCCGTCAAACGTACCAAATGGTGTCAAATTGCCGAAAGCATGGTGGCGATAAACCCCTGTCGTCGTCTCCAACACCATGCAAATCAGTTTGCCATCGGTAAAGAATGAAGCATTAAGCATCGGGTAAATAAAACCGTTGCTTACAGCAATATTGCATTTATGGTCTGAATAGATATAGGTAAAAGGCGAAACCATGCCGTTTGTTAAAATATCTTCCGTGGCGGGCTTACCTCGTGTAATGGTGGTAAGAATCCACTTCTCGCCGAACTCAAAATTGAAGTTGTAACCTTTTGAATTTTTGAAACTTGGGCGCAGATTCCCCGCGCCGCAGTTTCCAGCATACACGATTTCGGTTGAATTGTTTTGCACAAAGGATTTAAGCGCATTTACCAATGAATCTGCGTTCGTAATACCTGAAACTTTTTGATAAGCCATTGCTGATTACTCCAATAGAATTGCGGCATAATCATTAAAGCCGTTTTGGAAAATAGATGGAATGCAAAGGTATTCCTTACCTTCAATCGTTACAATAGTTTCGGGGCTGTTTTCATAACCCGTAACCCAGTAAACCCCATCCAACCAGCCCAAAATCTGTTTAGAATTTTGCCTTTGTGCAATATAAATGGGTTTGAGTAAGAATTGATTATCGGGTGTTTTTCCGTATTGAATCGGATACGCGTAAGGATATGCAGTTGCCCAGTGTGGGTGATTGTAACTGGTAGTATTCCAGTAACTTGTTAAAGAACCACTTGCTCCAATAATCGGACACCACTCGCCCGATGGGAGATAGCACATTGCGGTTGAAGTGTACTGCGAAGCAGTGTTTGCTGAATCAATATAGCAGCTTCCGCGAATAGGGTTAAAGAAGCTACGCATCCCTTCTTCATTTTGATAGCTATACGCCGTGGTTTCATTGGTGCAGTTTGAGCCTAAGAAGTAGGGGTACGCGTATTCCTCATCCGTGCCGCTGGGCAGGAATAGGCCGCAATACATCGAAACATAGCGGTTGGCTACTTTGGCAATCACAATAAACCTGCGGCCTGAAGCAATAAACCAATACTTCATCTGCTGATTCCATACTGGCATTGAAACTGTCCTGCGGTATTCGTTCGCAATGCCGAACTGTTCGCGTGGATTCTTGCGTTTGTCGTAATGCCGCGCCATACAGGCGTTTATTGTATAAGCCCCCGTAGGCACGGAATAATACATGAACATGGAAACATAAATCTTGTCGTTACCGTCCAGCCCGCCGCCCTGATAGTAGCGGGCTGAAATGGTATCGAACACTTTGCCTGCCGTCTGCCGCGTAGTGGCCTGATATGGCATCGGCGCGTTATCCTTATGGCTTATCCAGCCGTTTGCCGTCAAAAACGTTTCCAGCTTGTCGTAAAGCTCAAATGCGTTGGCGGCAGTTCCTTTCTCAACAGCCATTATCTCAAACTCCTAATGGTTTTACGTTCTTTCGTTACAGCTTCAAGCAGAGTTTTGCGACCTTCGCTTGAAGACAGTGCCATCTGCAAGGCATCCTTGGAATCGTAGTTCACGATTACGGTAAACGGTTCGCTGCCGCCACCTTCGCCCGAACCAAGGTTGTTACGGTGGCGCGGGTCATTCTTCGTCAATACCTCTTCGCCGCGCTGCGCTATGATGGGGGCTTCGTTCGGGGCTAAACCCACAATACCGCCCGTATGATACCTTGGCGCACCCGCAAATACCAGCGGGGAAACCATACCGTACGAACCGCCGCGCACACCTGCACCAATTACACCGCCATTGTGGAATTTACCGATACCAGCAATAGCGTTACCGATTACACCGCCTAAGCCACCGCCGCCATTTGCGCCACCCATAATGCTTTGCAGATGAATCATTACATACTGCTTCAGAATCATCTGTGCAATTTGCATCAGGAAGTCGGAAGCGAACTTGGCAAAAGTGCGGCCAAGCTCTTTCACGGAATCGCTCCAGCTTTGCTGCCCTGTTATGGCTTTACCGATACCCGTTGCAAAGCTGGTAAAGGTATCCATGAAGCCCTGCTGTAATGATTGGTTTAGGGCTTTGGCATTTTCCTGCTCCGTGTTGAATTTGCCAAGTGCACCTGCGCCACCCTCGATTGCGCCAGCCAAATCTGCGGCGGTATCGGGCGACAAGATGTTGCCGAACTCGGTATTGAGTGCTTGCGCCTTGGCAATTAATTCCTGAAGCTGGGCATCGGTGGTAGCCAACCCCTGCTGCATACCAGCCCAGTATTGGTCGTTGGTTATCTGCCCGCTCTCAAACAAGGCTTTCCAGCGTTCCTGTATCGCGTTGCGTTCCTCCAACTTCTCATTGATTTGCTGGGTCAGGGTTAGGGCTGCTTCGTCAGCCACCTTCGCGCCACCGCCGCCCGTGTCGGTCGAAATTAAGCCCTTCATGCCCTCAATCAGCGCATCCAAGCTGGTAAGCTGTGCAGGGGTCATAAATTCGGCGGCGGCTTCGCGCATTTTGTTGAAGCCTTCAAGCTGTTTTTCAACGATTTCGCGCTGTTCGTTTAACAGCTTGAGGCGTTCACTCGTTGCTTCCTGCGGGCTGATTTCACCACGTTTCTGCTGTGCATCCAGTACCGTGTTTTGGTTGGCACGTTCCTCTTCAAAACGCTGCGAAATGCCGCCGATGCCCTCTTGCAGGGTCTTCAGCAAATCGTCCAACCGTTTGCGGTCTTCGTAAGCTTGGAACTTGGGTAGGTTTTTGTGGTAGTCCGCTTCAGCCGCCGCGAAGCCGTCTTTGTCTTCAACGGTCAGCGCGTGTTCGGCGGCTTTCAGCATGGCGCGGCGGTCGTCTTCGTCTTGGCGGTTGGCGTTGAATGCCCGAACCGTATCAGATACGTCAAACGTACCAGCCTTAATATCGTCCACGGATAACGTGGTTATATCCGTACCAAACGCCTTAATCATTTCAGCCTGCAATGAGCGTGATTGCTCGTTTGCCTGCTTCATGTTGGCATTGATGCGTTCCAAGAACTGTTCGCGGCGGTCTGCCGATTTGGCTTCATGTTCCGCTACGCGTTCTTCGTGGCTTTTGCCCTTGGACTGACTGGCGGCTGCGGCGGCAACAACAGCATCCTGCGGCACACCGCTACCATGCTTGGCGATACGCTGCGGCGGCTGGTTAGCGGCTGCTGCATAACTTGCGCCACGGCTGCGCGGTCGGTCTGCGGCGGCAAGCTGGGCTTCAGCATGACGGGCAATCGTTACCTTCGCCGTACCGTTCATAATCATCCGATACTGGCGGTCGTTGGCGGCGGCTGTATTGCCGCGCTTAACGTGCTGCACGAAGTCCGACACCCATTTGCCGATAATCGCATCATAGATAGCAACGTGGCCGTACTTGCTGCTGCCACCCTCGATACTCATCACATCGCCGTGCTGCGGCACATAGTTTTTGTCGTACTGCACCTGCTGGAAGCCTTGGCGGCTGTTTATCAGGTTTCGTGCAACATCCTTACCGTGACCGTGGATTTTGAAGCCTTGGGCGCGTAATGAATTGTTCACATAGCGGGCGCAGCGACCAATACTGCCCTTGGCTGCGTGTTCCAGCGCATACACCGCCGCCCTGCCAGTCTTGAGCGTGGAGTTTACCGCGCTGTTACCTACGGCTACCGCTGCACCGCCGCTCGCATCTTTGGTAGGCTGCGGGGCATACGTCTGCGCGATTTGGTCGGCATCGCGTAAGATTTTGTCGCGGAACGCAATCTTCTCTCCCTGCCCGCTATATGCCTTGATGCGGTCTTCAAGCATATTCTCGTATTCGAGCATTCGCTCTAAACGCTTGTTGGCCGCAGCTTCGGCGCGTTCACGGGCTTTTTCGGCGCGTTCACGGGCTTTTTCGGCATCGCCTTGTGCCTGCGCCAGTTTCAGGTCTAGGTTTGGTTTCGGCGTGGCTTCACGTTTCGGCTCTTCAGGCTTGTCTTTGCGCCCCTCCTCCACGCGCTTTGCCACATCATCCACATAGGCGCGGGCTGAAACCCCCGATTTCAGGTTTTCATCCATCGCTTCCTGCCAAATTTGGCCGATAGATTTCACGGCTTCAGTCGAACCCGTCTTCATGTACTCGAAGAACGAACGGGCGTATTCCTTCATCACGCGGAATCCGAAGCCCGACAACACAACCATGCCGTCAAACACGGTGGCTGCCACTTCAAGCAGCCCGAAGAAGCCGCCGCGTGTAGTGTTGAAGTATTTTTGGAAGAAGCCCTGCTGGCTGTGGGCTGAAGAACGCGCACCGTTCGTCATTGTGCCGAACACGCGTTTTACCAAGTTGCCGATACCGTTCATCACTTTGCCGATGAATCGGAATACGTCTCCGACAACCACGCCGAACGCGGCGAACGCATCCTTGGCAAAATCCAGCGCGTTATCCACCCCGACAATGGCAACCACAATCGCAGTAATGGCGGCGGCCACCAAAAATATAGGGTTCGTCAGCAACACTTTGCCGAACGACAGGAATCCTTCGCCAAGGTTTTTCAACCCTGTAAAGGTAGCCGCGAGGTTGGTATTCATCAGCTTCAAGGCGTTATGCGCCCCGCCCAGCCATTGCAGGAATGCCAAGCCGACAATGGTTCGGATTGCTGCGGCAACAAGGTCAAAGTTCTTGACACACCAACGCAGCCCCGTGATAACTTGATTTATCGCGGCGGCAATCTTGGCAGCCCACTCCTTACCCTCTTCAGACTTGAACCACGCGGCAACGTCTTTGAGTAATTGCTTAAAATTCTCGGTTACACCGCCCGCATCGGATATTTCTCGCAGCCAGTCTTGGAACGAATTTTTGGCGCGGTTTTGCGCGGCATTGATGTTGTCAAACGCCTTCTCCATCTCGCCGCCGTATTTGTCTTGGATAACCCCTGCGGCTTGGATAATGGCTTCAGGCGTAACCTTCCCTTTACGCAGCATGTCGTCAAATTCAGCCTGCGTTACGCCCAATGCCTTGGAGAACAGCGCCACGGCCTGCGGCATACGGTCGCCTAGCTGTTGGCGCAATTCTTCAGCAGACACCTTGCCCTTGGAGAACATTTGGGTCAAGGCAACATTGATACCATTGAGACTTTCAGGGTCTAAACCCATCAGTTGTCCCAAGCCGCCGAACTGCTCGAAAGTGTAGGCTGCCTGCTGGAATGGAACACCCGCTTCACGCGCGGCAACGAAGAACTTACCGCCTTCATTAATGACGTTTTCAAGGGACAAACCCATGCGGTCGGCGGTCTCACGGAAATATTTTTCCATGCCTTCCACGTCAATTTGGTCTTTCCAGCTTGAATCCTTACCCGCCAAAATTTCGGTGTAAATCTTCAGTTGGTAGCCTGTCTTGCCCGCATCAATAACCTGCTTGAACAGATTAATTGCACCCTGCAAACCGAAATATGCCGTGGTTAGAGCAATTACTTGAGAACGCAAACGCTGCATATAATTGAGCGCATTGCGTGAAGCGTTGTTGCTGGCCTGCATCCTGCGGGCAGTGTTTTCACTCTCTATACCCTGCCGTTGCAGCGCGGCATTGAGCTTATTGTTGGTATTCGTCAGACTTTGCGCGGTCTGTACCAGCCTGCGTTCGGCGGCATCGAGGTTGTTCGTGCTGATACCTGCGTTTGCCAAAGATGCACCGATTGAGCCAAGCTGCACTTTCTGCTGGGCGAAAGCCGCACCCGTATGGTTTATTTGTGCGGCAAGCTGTTGCAGGCGGGCTAATTCCTGCGCCGTACCTCCACCGCCAGTCTGCATCTGTGCGGATAGAGCGGCAAATTCACGGCGCAGTTGGGTATAAGCCACCGCCGTTTCACGGGCGGCGGACTGCTGGCGGCGGTACTGGTCGATAAGCCCTGCTTTTTCCAGCAAACCTTTCTGCACCGCGCCCAAACGCTGCTGCGCTGCGCGTAGCTCGTTGGCGGTGGCTGCCTGTGAGCGCATCGCCACAATCGCTTCAGCAATCACGCTGCGGCTGCGGGCTACGGTTTCGTTGTACTGGCGTAATGGATTGAGATTTTGCTGCACAGAGGCGGCAGCTTTGGACTGCGCGGCAGCGAGTGCTTGCTGCTGTGCAATTTGCTGATTCAGGGGTGTGATTGATGCGCCGATACTTTTTACGGTTACGCCCTGTGCCGCTGCACGCTCGGCAGCAGCCCTACGCTGCACGCTGGCTGCGATTCGGTCGTTCTCTGCGGCTACCCCCTTGGCTTGGTCTCGATAGCGTATAAACGCCTGCAAGGCGGCTTCCTGCACGTTTCGCAATTTTTCCTGCGAAGCCGCCAAGTTTTCGGCAGACACGCCCATCAATTCGAGTTCGAGGCGTGCCTTGTTATAGCGGTCGCTCGCGCCTTGCAGCGAGTTTTCCGCTTTAGCCTGCGCGGCAGCCAGCCGTTCGAGTTCACGGGACTGCTTCTCGGTAGCCCCGCCGCCGTCATCAATGGCCTGCGCCAGTTCGCGGTATTTGCGCTTCGCCGTATCCGCGCGTTCGGAAGCCTGCTCCAGTTTTTCAGCCAAACGGCCTACATTGGCAACCTTGGCTGAAGTTTCGCCCAAACGGTCAGCGGCGGCCTTGATACCAGCCAGCGTTACACCGTAAGCCTTCATATCGGCTTCGCCGCGCTTGGCCGCCTTTTGTTGGTCTAACAAGGCAGCCTGAAGCTGGCGTAGGCTTTTCGTTACTTCGTCAAACGATTTGTCGGTGTTATTCCGTGCGCGTATCTCAAGTTCGGCAATCCTATCCATACCTGCCATCTTGTAGTTCCTTCAGTAATGTTTTCAGATTGGTAGCGGCCTGCTTCAAGCCTTTCCTATCCAGTTGGCTGTCTGAAGCAACAATCGTGTGCTGCATGACTATGGATAACATAGCAAGGTCTGCACGGCGGCGTTCGCGGCAAATTTCCGCTTCATTCCATAGCATTATAATAGGATAAAGGCGGGCTTGCGAGTGGCCTTTTTCCAAAAGCAAACTCACATCCCGCCTTAAGGCAAGCATGAATGATTCTACGGGGTGGTAAGGGCTGCTTGCACCTTCTCCTGCGCTCTCCCCGTAACTGCTGGGAACAGTTGTTGTAATGTTTTTTTTAAATTGTCGGATTCTGCCACGGTCATAGAAATAATGGCCGTCAGCATTTCGGTTTGTTCGGCAACGCCCATCAGGCGTTCCCATACTTCTCCTGCGGTCATGGTGCGAGGCTTACCCTCATCATCCACGCCGCCGACTTCAACGGGTTTGCCGTCATCGTCAATCGCGGCCAAGAAGATTTCTTTGCCCAAAGCGGGGGCGTGCTGAATAAGCACCTTGGTTAGGCGCATGGCATCCATATCGCTTATATTGCCGCCTTCGGCTTTTGAAATGGTGTCGAAGGCATCAATCAATGCCTGTGCATCCGCGTTCCACAGGCGGCTTACGTCTGCAAAGTTTAACGGGCGTACTTCTACACCACGAACAGTCATTCTACGGGCGGCGAGGCCGCTGAAATTTTTAGCCATTGATATTCTCCAAGCAATTAAGTAAAGGTCTAAAGTTTTGGGTGTTTTCAATATCGGATTCTAACTCAAACTTCCATTTGCGGATAGCTTTCGCTACCTTTTCAGGTTTACCCTTAGATTTCATCATTCTACGGGCTAGATTTTCAACAGCCATAGCGATTGTGCCGTTAATCATCTCTTCGTTTTCCTGAATCGTACTCTCAAGCAACGCATCATCGTTGTAGTCGTCAAACGCGCAGGCTACCTTGATAATTCGCACCAGTTCCTTGTCCGAACCATCCAATTCCGCCAGCAGGGAATCTAGCCCAGTTCGGGCGGCCATCTCTAAAATTTGATAATCCATTCATGTTTCCTTTTACACAAAGTTGTGGAAATTATAGCAATAAAAAAGCCACCCGTAAAGGGTGGCAAAGGAGAACATCGGTGGACGATATTCGAGGTTATGCCAAAGGCTGTGAGTTCACATACAACAGATGACTTACATCATCTTTCTTAACGGCTTTCAGGTTGAAGCCGATAGTCTGCCAGTTGTCGCTGGATTTCAGGCTGAAATCGCCGTTCGGGGTCAAAGTAACCTTCGGCATATAGTACACGCGGTTTGTACCCGTGGCGTTGTCAGATACGAAGCGCAGCGCACCATTGATTGCCTGCGATTTGGATACAACCACTTCACGGGTGGCGGCAGCCAAATCATAAGTGATTACCGCCCATTGGCCATCAGCAGCAACGGCAGCGGCATCTTTATCGAAGGCGATAAAGGCGGTGTCTACATCGGCGTTGTACTGGGCGGGCGGCACTGCGCTACCACCAGTTCCGCTGCGGGCATCGGCTTCGCTACCGAACACTTCAACCTTGGTTACGGTGGCTTTGAATACGCCGTTCGGGTTGGTGTCGGTTGTACCCAACACATAGCCCAAACCACGGTAGATTTTAGCAATGTGTTTTTCGCCAGTTTTGGCAGCCTGTACCACGTTTTCAATATCGCCTGCGAAGAACAGTGCCAAGTTCTCGGCAACAATATTGTCCACGGTCAGCGTGCCTGACAAGGTGGAAGACGTTACCACTTCGGCATCGGTAAACGTGAGGCCGCTCTCGGAGTTCTTGTGTTCCAAGGTTTCGGATTCTTTAGTCAGGTTGAACTCGGAGGTTGAACCCAAGTATCGGAAACCTTTAGCTTTTGTAGCATCATTCTGCGGGAACAGATTGAACTCAACCTTACCCGCACCAAGAACATAGTCATTGCTTTTACCACGGTTAATAATTGCCATGATGCAATTTCCTTTTCAAGTTGGTTAATTATGCGCCTGATACGGGTCGAACGCCGTGTAGGCTACGTCAAAACTGAATTGTATGTAAAAATACGAATCTGATTTTACTGCATCAGGTGGGTTATGGCAAATAGGCGAAAGGTATTTAAAATTAGTGATTAAGCCTCCCAACAGGTAGTATTCGGCATCCAACCTGTCGCCATTCTGCGGATTGCGGCCAAAAACCTTGCCAAAAGCCTGCTCCACCTTCGCCACGGCTTCGTAGGCTGCATCAATCGGGTTGAATGTGTCTTCAGTCTTCATGTAGCCTGAAAGCAGGAAATCCACGGTGTCTTTACGCAGCATGGAAGCTCCGCTGGGCGGCGGGTCATAACGCCCGCTACGGATAGCTTCATTGATAATCAAGAACGTACCTTCATCCTTGGCCGAAGTGCCGATAACCTGCCTGCCGCGATAGACTTTGTAGCCAGTTTCGCGCTCCAGCAGTTCACACAGCTTTTTTAGAGCTTGCAGTCTAATATGTTCCATTATTTAATCCTCGCAATTTGCCGCCTGAACTCGTAAACCAGTTCGTTTTCAATGGCGGGTATCTCGTCATCCGCCACGGTGCGGAATACTTGGTCAACGGAAGGGGCGTACAGCAGCCACAGATGTGGCGCAATCTGTTTACCGCCGCCGCGTGCAATACCGTGCGGCGGGGCGTTGGTTTTGGTGCGAATCATAACCTGCGGCGTACCGCGCAGCGTGGCGTAAAACGCCCCATCCATGATTTTGGTGTTGCCCGTGCCCACCGTAACCTTCACTTTGGTCTTGCCGCGCGGGGCAACACTCATACCCGTAAAGCGAAACAACGTGGTTGGTGTATCCTTGGCCTCGATAACCGCATACAGGTTGCTGGGCGAAGCATATTTGCCCACGCCTATGTGCTTGGTAACGTAGCCATACTTGAAAGCGATATTCTTCAACATTTCCCGCTTAATCAGCGTTTGTGCCTGCCGCTCGGCCACGCGGTTTATCGCCAGCGCGGCGGCTCGCTCGGTGCGTTCGGGCATTGCTTCAAAATACGTCCGCAGGTCAAGCAGGTTGCCTAAATCAATCTCAATCATAACCAGTCTGTTTCCCCGCGCTCCAGCGCAGCAACTTCGTCTTGTTCCAGCCAGCGGTCATACACAGCATACCATGATTCCAGCAGAATGCCGTCATCTTCGCGGCGGGTGTCGAATCGGTAGAGTTTTTCATCAAATACCAAGTAATCCCCTTCGCGCACGTCCAAGTTTTCTGCATCTTCGCGCAGCAAGTGAATGAAAACGTGGCCGCTGGACAATTCTGCGAAACCTTGGTAGTCAATATCGCCAGAAAGCTGAATTTTGGTGTGTACCCGTACTTTGCAGGGTAGCGGGTGTTTGGTGTCTTTGTCAATGAAGGTTGCAGAAACGGCCAGCGTTTCATGCAACGCCAGCCGTGCTTTCTTCTTGACTTCTAGGAAGTCGAAGGCCATTTACAGTTCCTCTTTGTTGGCTTTGCCGCCTTTACCTTTCGGCGCGGATTCTTCCTCAATTACTTCAGGAACAGGGAAGCCGAACTTTTCGCAAGATTCGCGCAGCGCGGCGGCGAACTCTTCGCTTACTTCCACAACATCGTTCGGCCAACGCGGGATTCCCGCTTCATCCACGAAGGATACTGAAGTTTTAATCTTCATTTCAACCTCCATTAAGCGTTCACGTTAGCCAACAAGAAGGTTTTGTTGGGGTTAAGGGCAATCGGCAACGGGGCAGATTGAGTGAGCAAATAATCCACGCTGGGTTCGTCAGTGCGGAACTCTTTGTGGAACATACGAACCGCCTGCATTGAATCGTGGTCTTTGATTGCGCCGAATGCTTGCACACCAGCGAAGCCCGCGCTGTCCAAACCAATAACGGCGTTATCTTCCACATAGCGTTTGGAAGTACCGTCCACATCGGTGTAGAAGCGGTTGTCCACATAAATCTCAATGGTCGCACCATCGGTTGAAGTGAACTGTGCCACGCGTTCCACGTTTCGCACGTTGCCTGCGTGCAACAGATTCATGGTCATATCGCTACCACGGAAGTCATTTTTGAACAGGTGGCTACGGTCTTTATCGGCCATATACTTGTAGAAGCTGGCGAATGCGGCCTTACCCATAATCAGGGTGTCAATTACGGCATCGCCTTTTTCGTAGGCTTGGTCGCGGTAGGTGGCAATGGAATCCAGCGGATTCACGCCTGAAGCATTCCATGCCTGTGCGCCAAGGGTGGCTACGGTCAGGGAAGCATTGCGGTTGAAGTCCACGGTAACGCTACCGTATTGTTCGCCGCTGATTGCCAGTTTGCCTGTTTTCAGCACTTCAGCACACATCTGCTCAATGCGGTTTTCCACTTTCCAGCGGTGCATACGCAGTTGGTAGGCACGAATGGCTTGTGCGCGTTGTTCGGTGGACATTGAGCCGCCGATTTGTTCACCAGCCATGCGACCTTGCAGCACGGGGCTGAAGGCTTCAATCGCATCTTTTTCTTTCAGGTATGCAGGCGTAAACGCTTTCACATCGAAAGATTTATTGCGGTTAGCTTTGCTGACTACGGAAGGCAACACATATTTCGCAATGCCGCGCATATCCTGATACACATCGTCAAAGATGATGGTATCAGACTGCGACAAGAATTGATTTGCGAACAGCCCTTGGTAGAAATAGGAAGGCATTTTCAACTGCTGGATAATGCCGCCTTGGATAAGGGTTTGGGTCAAATTCATGATTTAATTCCTTATGAATCAAACAGTTGGAACGGCAGTATCGGTATGCAACAATACTAGCTGGAATGTTGGGAAAATAGCATCTTCAAAAACTGCAAGAAGCTCTTTACCCGTTTTACCTGAAGCCGCAGTGATGGCACTCACATCCAATGCCTCTACGTTAAAGCAACCTGCGGTGTACACTTCAACAACACCGTTTTGCTCGGCAGAAGTCGCAGCGATACCATAAAAAGATGAAGAACCGCCTGATGAACCTGTAGTAGCTACACTAGCACCACTTCCTGAATATACAACAGGTTGCAATGCTTTAATGGCGGTAGTAGCTTTCATGGTGGCCGTACTAACCATTGGGGATTGTGCAGCAATTAACGGATTGTTGGCCGTACCTTCTGCGGGGTAAAGTTTACCTGAAGCAATCATGATGATTTCCTTTTAGAGATTCACGCTGTTTACAAGGTCTGCAACAGCCTTAATTCGTGCCGCAGATTCATTGGTGGCTGCATTATCTGCACCAATGTTCGGGCTGCCGACCATCGCCATAGCCGTGTCCAGCGGACTGGGTTGTTCAGCGGCGGGTGCGGGTGCGGGCTGTTCGGCGGCTGGTGCGGGTGCGGGCTGTTCGGCGGCGGGAACATCCTTGGCCGCTTCAGCCAATAGGGCAACAGCCTCTTCAGCCGACATATCGGTTTGGAAAGCCAAACGGTTAGCCATGCTAGGCATGGTTTTTGCAGCTTCAGCCGACAAGATAGCCTGAATGCGCTCTCTTTCAGCGGTCGCTCCGTTGGCCTGAACCTGCGCTACATTTTCGGTAGCCGTTTGGTTTTCTTTAGGCATTTCTACGTCCTCTTTTGAGGTTAGGTGAGTAAACGCTTCCTTAACCGTCATGATTTCATCAATCAATCCAAGCTGTTTTGCTTGGTCGGCGGAATAGGTTGCGGCTTGAGTGTTGCGAACTGATACGGCATCCAAGTTACGGTTGCGTGCCACAGTGGCTACAAACTGCTCGTATAGCTCGTCAACATTTTGTTTTATATCTTTTCTTGCACTCTCTGTCAAATTTTTGTAGGGCGTACCATCGGTCTTTTTATCGCCTGCTTGGATATGTGTTACTTCTATGCCCTGCTGGCGGTGCATACCTTCGATACTGAAATGGGTGCTTACCACGCCAATGCTGCCGATATAGCTGCTGGGTGTGGCGATAACTGAAGTGCAGGCTGAAGTCAGCGCATACGCCGCCGAACAACACAATCCGTCCACAATGGCGTGAACGGGTTTTTGTAGAGTGGCTACTCTAATATCGGCCACAAGCTCGAACAAGCCCATAACCGAACCGCCTGCTGAATTGACATCCAGCACAATTTGTTCTACCTCGTCATCCTTCAGGGCTTCCTGAATCGCCGCAGCAGCGTATCCGTAACCCGTCAGAAAGCCTAAGCAGTAGCCGTAGCGGTGCACCATGATACCGTGCAGCGGGATAATGGCGGTCACGCCGCGCAGATTATAGGGCTTACCTTCCACCCTGCGGCCAGCAATACCTTCCAAATAATCTTCCTGATACCACTCTTCAAAGAAGCCCGCCGTAATTTCAGGCGGCCTTGAAGCCTGCATCTGTGCGGCAATTTCAGGCAGGTCTTTCACGCTCTCCAGCGCGGGGTCATAAATCGCCATCGGCATCTGCTGAAGCTGAAGCATCAGCGGTAGAATTTTCGCTTTCATCATTGTTTCCTTTAGTTGCTTTCTTGCTGATTACTTCTTTTTCAGCCCCATCTGACAAAACCACGCCAAGTTCACGCACGGCTTCCTGTTCACGCTTACGCTGCTCCAGCAATTCGCGCCAGTCCAAACCAGCCTTGGCAGCTTCAAGCTCCATTGTGGACAAACCGAATTTCACGCGCAGAATGGAAGCCTGTGTTTCCTTCATTTCGTCAATTTGTCCACGGCCTGCACCAATCCACGAACAGCGTGAAAGCGCATCCATGTGGAACGGGTCGGAATACAGCCACGAAAGGTCTTTGCCGCTGGGCAGCGAGATTGTACCCTTATTGAACTGCTCCTCCAACCATAGGCGGTAGATGTAGGTTGCCATCGTATCCGCCGTCAAACGTTTGCGTGATTGCATGAATTTGTAGGTTTCATTCATGCTTGCGCGGGCTGAAGAATAGTTGGTCTGCGTGTAATCCCTTGAGAACTGCTCGTAACTCAAACCCAAACCTGCGGCGGTATGGCGTAAAAGAGACTGCTCATAACTGCTACCGACACCCGCAGGCTGCCCAAGCTGTTGCAGATTGAGTTTAGTGTTCGGATACATCACGGGGATTTTCACGCCGTCCAAGCGAAGATTGCGCGTGGCTGCGTGCCGTCCGACTGAAGACAACCACTCACGCCCCATCGTGTCAAAGTCGGGCGCGGCGGGATTCTGCCCCATCAATTCTGCCACCATCTGCGCGGGCAAGTCTGATTCAATCGTGGCTGCGTAAGAAGCCTGCAAGATGGCCTGCTGCAACTCTACGTCTTGGAAGCGGCGGGTCATCCGCATTTGCTTCAGCACGGCCACCATATCGGAGATGCCGCGCACCTGTTCGGGCTGTACTTGCTCGATGATATGAATTACCTGCGGCCTACCCCAAGGGGTTTCTGCATCAATCTTTTTCCACGAATAGTTCTTTTCAGGCTGCGAAAAGTCGAACGGGTGCGCCTGCATAATGCTGTAGGCGGTGGCACGTCCGAAATAATCGCGGTAAACGCCTCCAATAATATCCTTGCTGTCAGGAATCCCGTTAGGGTTGCACAATCGGCGTGGATTGATGAATTGGATTGCGGTATGAAACGGGCGGCGGCTTTGGCGCAGCCATTCTGCCGTAGCCAGCACTTCGCCGTGAATCAGATACATTCCCACGGCCAACCGAATCAAACCCGTAAAGTCGTTACGCCCTGAAGCATCAAACCAGTTTCGGATTGATTCCCCTGCGCTGTTGAAACGGCTTTCGGCTACACGCTGAAAGTTCGCCAGCCATTCTTCGTCATCAATACCCAACGCGGCAACATCTGGGCGGGCGTTCAACCTGAATTGGCTGCCCACAATGTTGTCTTTGTGAATGGCCGAAGCCCCCGCTGCGTACCCGTCATTCAGGATTGCATCGCGGGAGCGGTCATCCACGGTGTCTTTGTCATACCGCATCAGCATATCCATCGGCAACGGGGAAGCATTCCACGTTGCCATTTCGCGGCTCGTTCGCGCAGCGGCTTCAAGGCCGCCTTGGCCGCCGCCTATGTTGGCTTGGTCGATTCCGCTCATAGGTACACTCCCAGCGGGCGCATTGCGGCGGCGCGGTCTGCGTTCAAGCAAAGCTCCATTTCACGAATGAGGGCTTGCAGCGCGGCAATGTTGGCGCGTTGAAATTCGATACGCTCGCCGTTTTGGTCGATAACCACGGCGATAGACTGACCTGTAGCTATGCGTTGGTATGCCAAACGGGCTTCATTCAGTTGCTCTTGCGTGTAGTGGCAGGCCATATCAGTCCTCGTAAAGTTTATTCAAATCATCCCACGATTTGCCAGCGGGTTTCGGCTCAATCGGAGATTCAGGTTGTTCGGTTTCGCTATTATCCTGTTTGGCTTCAGGTTTTGCAACCTCGCCGTAAACAAGCGGGTTGTCTTTCCAGTCTGCAAAAACGGCAGGCGGGTGTTGCCAGTCCACGCGGTCAATTTTCATCAATGGCGAATGCGCCGCGCCCAAACAGTAATACAGCAAATCCCATGATTCGTTTCGAACGCCGCCCACGTTTTTCCAACCGTTAGCCTTGCGGGTTTCCGCACAAAGCTCTTGGAAAAAATCAATCGGCAACCAATCTGGAAAGGAAATCATGCCTTTACCCACATCCACGCAGTCCAATCGGTTATTCAACATATCTTTCAACAAGTTAGAGTTGAACATCATCACAGGAATATCGCCACGGGCGGCGTTGAATTTGTCCTTACGCATCGCATCGGGATAATGGATTGACACACGCGGCGCGTTTGGGCTGGAAGCCCCTTTTACCAAATGGAAACGTGCAGCCATGCCGCGTTTTTTCAAATCGCGGTAGAACTCGTAGGCCATGCCTGTTGCCGTGCCGCCTTTGCCGTCATACGCACCGCCGCTGTCGCATACGGTCAAGGCTACGCCCATTTCCCTACCACTTCCATCGGCCAGCGGGTAGCGGCGATTCATTACTTGCGATTCCAGCAAAAACCAGTCTTCAAGATACGAACTTGGGCGGACAAATAACGGGTCTCCGTCATCATCCAGCCGTTCAGACTTACGGATAGCGAAGCGGTCAATGATGGTTATATCAAATGGGCGGCCAGGCGCGATACCGTGTACCTGCACCTCAAAACGGTCTTTTTGCACGTCCACACAGGCGATAAGGCAACGTACACCGTGTGGTACGACACGTTCGCCCAAATCCAAGCAGCGGTCTTTCAGGTGTTCGGGTAGCCGCTGCGCGGTCATGGATTTAGGCACATACGGCTCGGCAAGGTCGGTGTTGAAGAATTTTACCAGCGCATCCTCGCTGCCCGTGGTATCAAATTCCGCTTCAGCCGTGAGGAACATGGTAACAAGCTGCCCCCATGATACGAATGCGGCAGCCACGCCACGTAGCCAAAACGAAGCCGTGCGGGTTTTGCGTGACTGCCCGCGCAGTTCGCCAGCGGCATCAAAAAACATCCCATCCTTAACCCATACGCCCGTTTGCTGCATCGCGTGGCGTTCGGATTGGTCGATACGGCCTTTGCAATGCGGGCATTCCATGTAGGTGCTTTCGGCAATATCCACCATATTGTTTGCCTGCTTGTTCCAGCGCAGCATATCAAACGTACCCTCGAACCGCTGCGAACAGCGCGGGCATAACCAATACCAGCGGCGGCGGTCTCCACGGTTATACAGCGCGAAAATGCCCTTGGCGGGCGGGGCTTCGTGGCTGCCTTTGGTTTCCACCCAGTGCGGGTCTTCAATCGGGCGCGAAGGGCTGCTTTCAGCCACCGTCATGCGGTATGAGCCGAAGGTAGTGGTACGTTTCTGCGCCAAATCGAACGGTGCGCCATCGCCGCCCACGTCATCGGGCATACGGTCATAGTCCGTCAAACCAACGCGCGGCACGGGTCGTCCAGCCAATTCAGATACGGATGGGTGCGCCAGCGATAGGAATACGCCGTTTTGGAAGTGTTTGTCTAAAATATTGTCGGCGTGGCGGTCGGTATTCAGCAAATCTCCGCATTCCTTGGTATCGCGCAACAATTTGTCGATACGGCGTTTCGAGAAGTCGCGTGCCATATTGCCCGTTGGATTGATAAGCAACATATCCATCGGGTCGCCGTGAATCGTGAAGCCCGTCCAGTTTACCAGCAGGGCATCGGTTTTCCCGCACTGTGCAGGTGCAACCATAATCACGGCATCTAGAACATGGCTGGTAAGGCAGTCCATCGGTTCAACCATGTATGGCGCGGTTTCGTTCTTCCAGTAGCCAATATACGAACCCCTGTTGTTCACATAGCGGTATTTCGCCGCCCATTGCGACACCGTTAAGCGTTCGGGAGGCTTCAAGATAGATGCGCAAGCCAGCACAATTTCACGCAGACTACCAAACGTTCCGATGCTATAAATCTTCGATACGGCGTTCCGTGTCTTTCTGTTGCCCCTTGTCTTCATCAACCACTTCCCCTGTTAAATCTTCATACCTAAGTATTTGTTCTCTATTAAGTTTTTCCCTAAATTTGTCATCCACGGCCTTGTGTGCGCCAAGTAGGATTTCATCGGTCAGTTCGGTAATCAGCGCCCGCTGGTCGGGTGTCAATCCCTGTTCACGCTCCACGTTATCGGCAACCAGCTTCACGCCCATTGCCACCGTCTTCATCAGTTCGGAAACAATATCAATTACGTCTGCGGTGTGCCACAGTTCGCCCGCCGTCTTCAGGTAGTCTTGGCGGGCTTTCTTGGCTGCCCAAAAGTCTTTCACAAGCTGGGTTGGAAAATGCCCCTTGTGCAGCACTGTTTCCCATTCCTCGTCCGTCCAGCGCGGCGGAACGAGTAATGAGGCCAACTCCCACGCATCATAAGTCGGGCTGCCCGTGCGCGTGCCGATTGGTTGCAACCGCGCACGGGCAATCAGAGTGGGTAACACGTCTCGGTCTGCCCGAAACATAGCGGCGGCTTGCTTGATGGAAAGGCCGCGTTCAACGTCAGGTGCGGCTTCGTTTCGCTTTGTTCTTGCCATGTTTTCGGAATCTCTTTATCAAATCGAAAAACGCTTCCTGCATACTGCGTTTTTCTTGCCAACAGGTCTTTTCAACCACCACATCGTAGGTATTTTCGCCTAGCAGGTTGTACACCAGCACTTCGGCGGCAGGCTGACCACGGCGGGCTAGGCGGCGCAGGAATTGGTAGAACTGGCCGTAGCTGTAATGCACATCGTAATTTACAACAATGTGGCCGCCAAATTGCAAATTCAGGCCGTGTGCCCCGCTTTTCGGGTGCATGAGCAGCATTTTGATTTTGCCATCGTTCCATGCTTTTCGCTGCGTACCCTTTCTGTCCATAACCACGGCTTCAGGAAAATGCTTACACAGCTTTTCTAGGCTACCTTGATGAACGTATGATACCAGCAATGGCTCGCCTTTGTGCAATTCCTGCAACTCTTTCAACTTTTCAATCTTGGCATCGTGAATCGGGTAAATATTACGCCGCTCCACCGCCACGCCGAAATTATCCAGCGTATCTTCGGTATCGTAGATAAAACCCGCTGATATTTGTAACAATTTTTGCAAAACGGAAACGGCTTGGTCGGCATAAATCGTCTTTTCGCCAAGTTCGGCAACACCGCCCTTATCCATCTGCTTGTACAGTTCGCGGGCGTGTTCGGGTAGCTCGTAGAACACGTTTTGGATACGGTATGGCGCAATATCCTTCAGGTAGTCTTGCTGCTTCATCTCCAGCGTAATATCCGACAGCTTGGCGGCAATCAATTCCTCCGAACCTTTGCGTAGCGTGATTTTGTGGCTATAACGGTTTTCGTCAAAGTAGCGTTCTTTGTACTCGGTAAACGTTCGCCCCAGTCGTTCGCCACCATCCAGCAAGAAAATCTGCGCCCACAAGCCAAGGTAGCTTTCAGCGTTCGGCGTGGCGGTCAGTTCGTAGAAAAAGTCGCAATGCGGCGCAATATTGCGAAGGGCTTTCCACCGTTTCGTGGTGTGGTCTTTGATACCGTCCGATTCGTCATAAATCACGCATTGATACGGCCAGTCTTTACCCCATGCCTCCACTACCCATTCCACCATCTCGCAATTCACAATGTGAATCACGGCTGGGTCTCGGGCTTCCCGTTCCTTTAGCAGGCGGTTGGCCGTCTCCATCCGTACAATATCGGCGGTTCGGGTGCGGTATTCCTTTTCGGCACGCTTCAGCAACAACGGCATCAATTCCTCGTCTGTCAATGATGGGTTTCGGACACG